GCACGAGAGTTTCGGTGCACACGATTTTATCGCCGGGCCGGAAGGTGTGGTTGATCACGACCGGCGGCGCCCACGGCGCGATGCCATCGGCGCAGCCCGCGAGACCGAGCGCGAGCAGCGCGGCGGTGCGCACCGCATTACAGCCGGCGTCCGGGCGGCCGGCGCACGGTGCCCGTCTCGGCAGTCTGCATGATGCTGAGGATGACGCCTTCGCCGTGCTCGATCTCGCCGCCCTCGTCGCAGTCGCTCACCGTGACGACGCCGCTGCCGATCAGGCTGGCGAGCTTGGGCCAGTTCTCGTCATTGCCTGCGCCGCCGTAGCCCTGGACGCGGCACGAGCGGATGGTGGCGGGGTTGCAGACATAGCCGCGCAGCAGGTTCTTCTGCGGCCCGAACGTCGAGCCCGAACAGTTGCGCAGATAGATGCGGTTCTCGAAGTAGATGCCGTCGCCGGCATTGTTCTCGAAGCCGCAGTCGCTGACCGTTTCGCAGCCGCAGCGCGTGAGCAGGCCGACATCCTTGTTGCTGCAAAAGTAGAGGCCGGACAGCCGGACATCGGGCGGGCCATCGTACTGATCCATCATGATGCCGGGGCCGCCGTTCTGCCGGTGCGTGCCGCCGAACAGGCGCAGCGCCGACACCATGCCCTGGTTGCCCGATGGCCCGGCGTTGCGGAAAATCAGCCCGGCGCCTTTGCAGTCCATCGTGCCGACGCTGTAGAGGTTGCCTTCGAAGATCGAGCCGACCGTCTGCATCCCGGCTTCGCCGCCGATGTACTCGAACCACAGATCGCGCCACAGCGGATTGACGAGCCAGCGGTCGTTGAACGGCACCTCAACGATGACACCGCCTTCCTCGTCGCCGTTGCCTAGCATCGAGAAGTTGGCCAGCACCATCGAGCGCGAGCACGTGCTGACTGGCGTCTGGTCGTCCATGTAGAAGCGCAGGACCGGCGCGCCCTTGACGTGGGAGGTGATGCGATAGCCGTGCCCGTCAAGGCCGTGCCAGCCGGTGTGGCTCCTGTCCATGCGGATGGCGACCGTCGCGTCGAGCGCAACGTCGGCATTGAGGTGCAGCACACGGCCCTCGTCGTAGGCCGCCTGCAACGCCGCCTGGAAGTCGCTGTCGCACCGGCCGGCGCGCGGCGGCGACTGACGTCGGTATTCGCCCAGCTTGCGGCGCTGCTCGGCGTACTCGAGATCGCGGCGCTCGATGAGGTCGCGGCGCTCCCGGTCGGAGATCATGTCGCTCACCGGAGCGGCGGCCCGAAGACCTGCCAGCCCAACAGCCCAAAGAGCAGGAACGGGATGAGCGCGATGCCGAGCACGCCGTAAGTACCAAGCAGCGCGAAGTGCCACGCGATGCCGACCACGAGCCAGATAATCATCAGGACCCAGAACGCGAGACCTCGTGTCATTGGTCGATCCTCCTGTAGAGTGCACGCATGACAACTCCCAACCAGCAACGCGTCGTTCGATCGGTCGGCAGCGACGAGGCCGAACTAATCGGCCGCCAGTTGATGCTCGATGTCCTAGACGAGATGAACGGCCAGGCCGACCATTGGGTGCTCGTGGCGTCGGCGCAGCGGCGCATCCGTATCCCAGGCGGCCAGATCACGCCGGCCATCGCCGCCGTCATGGCGCGCGGCTGGCTCGAAACCGACACCACGTTCCACGGCGTGCGCCGCGTGCGGCTCACCGCCGAAGGGCGGGCGCTGTTCGGCAACTATGCGCGGATGCACGTCGTCGAGCGGTCGAGGATTGGCCCACGAGGCGTGCGGCGGCGGCTGCCCTCGCGTTCTCTCAGCGTTTGATGATCTTTGTGGTGATGATGGTTGGCTGTGTGTTCTGATGCGCTGTGCCGCCGCCCGCTGATCCGGTGTTTGCTGGGGCAGACATGCCTCCGGTCGAAGCGACATAGCCAACGTAATTTCCGCCGGCCACCGTCGTCTCGTAAGTGGTGCCGCCGGTCGTCAGGAACGACACCGTCGCTGGCGGGACGTGGACGTGGTCGGTCATGGCATGGACGTGCGCAGGAAGGTCGCCGGTGGCCAGCGCATATTTGTCGACGCCGCCGGTCGCCCCCATGGCGTTGGCTATCGTCGTCAGGCGGCCCTGGCCGCCGTCGAGCATCGCCGTGACGCGGCCCCGGCAGTCGGGCAGTGCGAAGGTTGTACTGCCATCGCCCGAGCCGTAGGCGGTGCTGATGGCGGCGAACAGCAGGGCGTCGGTCGTGCGGCTCTTGAGCGAGCCGTCGCACAGATAGAAACCGGGCGGCGCAACGAGGCCGCCATAGTCCCACATCACGCCGGCCGGGATGCCGCTGTTCCATGTCACCGCGCCGGTCGTCGTGTCGTAGGAGAACAGCGCCTTATCACCGACAGTCGCACCCATGTAGATGTTGACGACCCAGTTTGAAGCGCCCGCGCTATCGTTGACCCACATCATGCCGGGCACGGCATAGGTCGGCCGCGCCGCGCCGCGATGCATCGAATGCAGCGCATCGCGCCACTGGTTCAAGCTGTCGGCCAGTTGCACCCCGTCGACGACATACGGGTCCAGTGTGCCGAAATTGAATTGGCTCATGCGTTTGGCCCCCGTGAAGCCCGATGTTTCTGGAAGAGGAAGTGCTAGGCGTGCCCGCCGTAGCCCTGGACGAAGTAGTCGACGCTGCCGCCCGCCGTGGCCGTGCCGCTCGAGTTGCGGTGTTCCAGCTTGAAGTGCGTGCGGTCGCTCTCGGTGATGACGATGGTGCCGCCCGGCGAGAGCGACTGCCGCGCGGTGATCTGCACCGTCGGCGTCGCAACGAACGGCGAGACGTAGGTCACGACAAGATGCCCGGTGCCGTCGAGCACCTGGTCGCTGCCCTGCACGTTACGGAGCGGCAACTCCACCACCACGCGCGCTTCGTGGGTGCGCAATGTCGTCTGCAGGTCATAGAGCGCGCCGACCATGCGCCACTCGAACTTCTGCGCGGTGATGACGGTCGACTTCAGCGGAAACCAGTCGAGCCACGTCGACCCATCCACCGAAACGCGCGCCTCGATATGGGCATCCCAGGCAGCAGACGTTCCGATAGCGAGCGGAACCGCAATCGCCAGCGGTATCCAAGTCGACATCATGTTGATTGCCGTCGTGCCGGCTTGCGCCAGCGGGTCTTGCGAGGCAATCGGCACCCAGTCGGCCATGAAGACGTTGGCGATGAAGCTGCCATAGCCTTCGACGTAGGCGCTCATTGTCGCCAGCGTGTAGCCGCCCGGCCCGAGGTCCAGGCCCTTGAACACACGGCTGAGCGTCACTTGCTTCAGGGGCGACGGATCAACCGGCACGACGTAGCCGCCGCCGCCGCTAACGACGGCCGAAGCGACGGTAGTGCTGCCGCTTTCCCTGACGATGGTCACGCCGTAGGTGTCGTCTGGCGCGGCGAGTGTCAGCACGTCGGCGGCGCGGGTGACATCGGCGCTCGTGGTGACGATAGGCGAGCCCATTGTCGGCGCTTGCACGAGCTGCGGCAGTCCGATGCGCACGGTCACGTCCGCAGCAAGTCCACTAAAGGCGTGGAAATGAACCTGCTGGGTCACAAAGGCCGTCGCGGCATTGTTAAGGGTGCGCGTCAGGACTTTTTGCTGCGTCTTGAGCGCCGCCCCGGTCAACGGCAGGCTGACCGATTGAGTAAACACAAGCTGGCCGCCAACGTTGTTTTGCTCGACCACGAATTGCTGAAAGTTGATGTTGGTCAGGCTGCCGCCGACCAGCCGCATGTAAACCGATGCGGTCCAGACTTGGCCGGACAAGGCGGCAGCGTGCGTTGACGTGTCGAAAATGTGAACCTTGGTATCGTTGGCGGAAGGCGTGCCAAAGTAACGAATGTCGATATAGGGGATGCCGTCCTCGGTGCCGGTGCCAACAATCGTCCGGGTCACGTTGTTGGTTGTGGTGCCTATTGACCAGTTCGTCGGCGGGGTGCCGGGCGTGCCCGCGACCGCGCCGCCTGCCGAGGCATTGCGGATCGAATTGGTCCGCGCCGGCTCGTTGAGCAGGCCGCGCAGCGCCCCCGTGGTCGGGCTGTAGTCGAAGCGGGCCACGTTGGTCGCCGCGCTCGCGAGCGCGGGCGTGCTGTTGAAAGACCAGCCGGTCGATGCGCGCGTAAGCGTTGCGCCAGCGGGCAGCGAAGCCCCGGTGAAGTCGTAGGCCACGTCGGGTATGTGCGAGCCGAAATTATAAACGCCGACTCTTGTGGGTGTCTGGTTGAGCGTGAGGCCACGGTCGCCGGGAAAGACGCCGGGCGGTATGACTTCGGGCACTAGCGGTGGCGGCATCCATAGTTCGTCGACGTTGTGATGCCACACGGCGCCAAGGTCGCCGGCCCACGCGGGCTCCTCGTGCCAGTCGAGGATGATGGTGCGTTCGGTCTGCTGGGGCTCGACCTCGATCTCGATCCAGTCGTCGCTCTCCTGCCCCAGGCTGTCGATGGCCTTGAGCAAATAGGTGCCATACCGGATCGGCGTGTTGACCTGCGTGGTGTTGCGGTCGACCTGGGCAATCGAGGTGGTTGCGCGGCTCCATTCCGCGCCGCCGATGATGCCGGTGAACTTTATCCAGTAAAACACCACGTCGATTTCGCCGGTCGGCGTCCACAGCAGCGTGACCATGTTGCCGCCCTGCGGCGTGGCATAGAACCCGGTCGGGCACAGCGGCTTCGCGGACAGGCCGATAGGCACGAACGTCAGGCCGACCGGCGCCGAGTAGCGGCCCAGGCTGTCGAACGCCCGCAACCGCACCGTCCATTGCCCTTGGCGCATGGCGGGCACTTCCTGCGTAATGCCCGCGATTGTGGTGAACGACCGATAGTCGCCGTTGGGGCCGCTCAATTCCATCTGGTAGCGCGTCACGCGCGGATCAGGCGATGCGGTCCACGAGATAATGACGGCGAATTGCGGCCGACCCGCACCGTCGAGATAGATGAACTCGGTGAAGCTGATATCGGACGGAGGGTAGATTGGGCCGGTCGGGATCAGGGAATGCGGCGGCTCGGGAATGTACCAGCCGTAATCAACGTAAGTGTATTTGTTGATGTCCCATTGCGTGGCGAGTACTTGGTATTTTCCGCCGCCCGCGTCGGTCACGACAGCGACGCGCCAGTAGGTCGGCGCGATCTCGGTATTGGTGAGCAGCCACATCGTGCCCGCGTCGGCTCCGACGGGTTTGCTGCTGACGCGGAACTGGGTGTCGGTTACCGCCGCGACGATGGTGGCGGCATAGAGACCGGGGTTCTGCCCTTCCGCCGCCGAGCCAAGCTGAAAATAAATCGTCCATCCGCCCATGTATTCCAGTGGATGCGGCGTCTTATCGAGCGTGATGGTATCGACCCCGGCATCGTGCAGCAGGCGGCCCGCGAGCCGTGCCCCGGCGCGGCTGGGATCGTTGATCGCGATCATTTCGCCCGGCCGGATGTTGGCGTTTTCGAGGCCGGTCTGAAACGACACCACCTCGGTCTCGTACTGAGACGTGTAAATGAAATATCGGCCAAACCGGATGGCTTGCCCTCGGTTGGTGCAGCCGAAGGCCGATATCTGGGTTTCTTTGTAGCCCTGCTCCGCGACGAGCTTCGCATCCTGCACCAGTTCAACCGCAGGCTTGTAGGCATCATCCGGGTCGTTCCAAGTAATGGCGGCGGCGGTAAAGCGCGAGCGGTAGTCGGTGCCGGTGTATTCGAAGATGCCATTAGCCACGTCGGCCGGGCCGAACAGGCGCGTGGCGCTGAGACCGCCGCGATCCTGCACGCAGAACACGGTGCCGTTGGCAAAAAACAACGTGGCACACATCGACGAGGCGACGGCCGTGAGCACCTGCCACGCATCCTGGCGCGTGTTGATGACGCAATTGCACGTCCAGCGCGGTTGCGTGCCGCCCTTGCCATCGGGCACGGCGCTGTCGTTGTAGAACGCCGCCTCGTACAGCGACCACTTGTCGATGGCGTTGATGTCGAGGTAGCGGCCGAGGCCCCAGCGTTCGTTGGTGAGCAGGCCGTAAAGTATCCACGCCGGGTTGTTGGTCCACGCGATCTTGAAGCTGCCGTCCCACGGGCCGTAATAGGCGTGATAGACGGGGTCGTAGTTGGTCGGCACCGGCAGCCGGATGCCGTTGATCAGATAGGCGCGCTGCGGAATGTTGGGAAAGTCTTCAGCGTCGATGGTGGCGGCAAAGATCGCGGTGTCGTCATATGAAATCTGGCCATCCTGAATTTCAGTAAGGCTCGACCAATAGAAAGTGTTCGCCTCGCCCTGGACGGCCGGCTGCTGGATGCGCGTCACCCGGACGTCGATGCTGGTCGTCGCCTGATAGGCGAACTGGAGACGAAACGACCTCTCGTAGGGCGACATCGTCTTGCCGTAGACCTGCTCGGCATAACCATAAATCCAGCCGCCGCCGTCGATCTGATAGTCGATCTCGTAAGCGGCTCCCGTGCCGTTGATGTCGCCGTCGCTCTCGGTCATGTACATTTGCGGCCAGCGCAGCGTGACGCGCACCGCCGAGAGGTCGGAGGAACTGAGCCGGCGCACGATGGGGAGATAGGGCGTGCACTCCACGCCGACCACGATCTCGGCCTCGGCCATCGCAAAGCCGGGCACGGGTGACTGATCCGGCGTGCCCGAAGCCATAAATGCTTGAGCGATGCGGAAATTGTAGCCGCCAGGAGTGTAGACCGGCGTGCCGTCGAGAATGACGCCTGACCAGAAACTTTCGGCGGTCACATTGTCGGCCGTGGCGATGCCGTCAATGACGCCCTCGGAAAGCACTTCCAGAATACGCGCGAAGGCGATGCTTTTCAGCGTGTTGGGATACTCGACCGGCTTGTAGGGTTGCGCGCCGCCGCCGCCGCCTTTGCCGCCCTTGCGGGCGATGCGTCGGCCCTCGGGCAACTCGGAGAACCGGAAACCGTCTGTCATCCCGGTATCTGCTCGGTGCTGAGCGAGCCCGAGACCACCACCGAGCCAACGAGATGCCTGCCGAACACCAGCGGCACCGGGCCGCCCTGCTGGGTGTTGTTGACCACGCCGTTGAAAAAGAACGACGGCCGGTCGTCGGGCCGCGCCTGATCGGTGGCTTGCCCTTGCGCTGCCGGGTTGGGCGTCAGCAGGCCGACGATGCCGGAAGTCACCAAACTGAGACCGACCAACGCCACGGTGCCGTAGCTCAGACCCAAGGTCGCCGTCGAGCTTCCCGCCAGCGCCGCACTGAAGCCGGCAATGCCGGGGGCGGTCGCCGCGCCATAGGTCAAGACGCTGGCAACGGCGATCAGGATGACGCCGACGACGACGATGCCGATCTCCGCAATATCATCGCCGCGCGGGGCGGTCGCCGGCACGATGTGGAGCGCCTGGCCGCCCATGTTCATGTTGAGATGTTCGCCGCCGACGCCGTTGCGAATGTGCGGCGAGCCGACGATGACGCGCCAGCGGCCCTTGCGAAACACATCGCGCAGCGGCGGGCACAGCATGATCAGCGCGCGCACGGCTTCGCCGGGCGAGGCGACCTCGAGCCGCCAGCGCCGGCCGTGCGTGCGGCCGGGTGCGCCGTGGAGAAAAATATCGCGCATCAGCGGACATCCTTATGGCGCAGGGCGAAGCTCACATGGCGCTCGTAGCGCAGCCGCGGCACCATTGCCGACAGGCGCGTGCGGTCGTGAGCGCGCTGACCGGAGGCGTGATGCATCAGCAGGTGACGGTCGACGACGACGGCGCCGTGCATCGGCATTTCAAAGCGAAAGGCGAACAGCAGCACGTCGCCGGGCTGCGTCGCTTCCGGGGTTGATATGCGTTCGAAGCCGAGGGCGGTGAAGCCGTCCATGTAGAGGTTTTTATTTTTGCCGTGCGTCCACCATTCCCAGTCGCGCGGCTGGTCGGGAAAGCCCAGGTCGCCGTGCTTCTCGGTGTACCAGTCGCGCATCAGCGAATAGCAATCGTGGACGCCGTGTCGGAAGGCACGGCCGATCAGCGGCGCGCGCGGCAGCACGTCACCGAAGGCGAAGAAATCCGGCACCGGCCACGTCGTGATGACGAACGGAATGCCGAGTTGCTGCTGATAGATCATGTCGCTGGCGCTCGGGCAGGGCAGGCCGTCAGGATGCGAATGGAAGAACACCTCGGCTTCCGACACCGCGACCAAGTCGGCATCGCTCAGCACCACGTCGTCGGTCGGCGTCGTGCTGCGATTGTCGAGCCGCACATACTGGCCCTCCCACACCATGCCGGCCGCTTCGTTGGGATAGGCTTCGCTGGTGTGAGCGCGAGCGGCGGCCTGTATCTCGGGCGTCCAGGCGGCCGGCATCGGCACGGCGACCGGCAGCGCCACCGGCATCGGCGCAAGTTGCAGCATGTGTAAGCCTCGCTATTTGACTTTGCCGACGCCGGGGAAGAAGCGCGCGGGCAGGGGCGCGTAATAACCGAAGCGCAGCCGGCAGCCTGTCAGGTTGCGCGAGCACTGATCTTGCCGGTAGTCGGCGGTCGCATTGTTGTTGACGTCGAAGTATCGGAAATCGGTGTAGGGACAGCTTGCCTTTGAATAATCAAAGAGGCCGGTGGTGGGGTCCCAGTAGCGATAGGTATGACTGCACACGTCGCGGAGGATTTGCCGCCGGGGCAGTTGCGTGCCTTCCAAGTCCCACAGAGCGGCGAGCTTGAACACCATGGCGACGGCCGTGTGGCTGGTCTTCTGCGCCACCACGAACTTATCGCGGGTGATGTAGGCGCTGCCATCGGGCGTGCTGCCGTCGTCGAGAAAACGGCGCAGCGTCATGATGCGCACGAGGAACGCGCCGACCAGCCCGTCATAGCTGTCGATCAGCAGGTTGCCCGAGCCGAACAGGTTGGAGATCGTGACGCTGGGCTGCGGGATGGTGCCCTTGGTGGTCATCTCGAAGCCCTGCGCGTCCATCGGGATCGGCGCATAAGGCTGGCCGCCCCAGTTGATCGGATGGTCGAAGTCGGTGGCCGACGTGAAGTAGAGCGTCGGGCCGCCGCCTTTGCAGGGCGAGGTATCGAGTTGAAAGAGCGTGATGATGCCTTGCGTGGTGAGGCTGGTCATAGCGGCAACTGGAGCGGTTGCGGGTTGAACATGCGCGCAAGCGTGACCTGCAAGGCGCCCACCACCTCGTTGTCCTGGCCGGTGCGGTCAATGATGGTGGCCGACCACTCGCTCGCGCAGACCGCAACGGTGTTGAGTTTATCGGGCGGCAGGAAAGCGAAGCCCTGCGCGCCGTAGGTTCTCAGAAAAGCATTCATTGCGGTCAGTTGGTCGAGGTCCGCAAACGGGAAAACATAGGCCATCGTGGACTGCACCGGGTTAAGGCCGCGTGTCGAACGGTGAGCGTAGCCGTCGCTGAACTGGACGGTGTTCACCGTCAGCGTGTTGGTGCGGCTCGGCCCCAGTGCCGCGCACCATTCGTGCGGCCACGCCGGCAGATTGATTGGCGAGCTCGTGCCGAAGCCGGCGGCGGCGAGCACGGCCGGGCCGAGCGTGACGTGCAACGTGCCCGTCCGCGGCAGCAACGGGACATGCCCCGCGCCCGCCAGCGTGACGGGGCCGAGCGTCGTGCCAAGCGTGCCCTTCAGCGCCACCCGGCCGGCACCGGCCAGAACGAGCGGCCCGAGCGTTATGCTGGCAACGCCGACGTCGGGCACATAGCCGATAAAACCGAAGCTCTGAAGCGTCAGCGGCCCGAGCGTTGCCGCCAACGTCGCGCTGCGTGGCGCCGTGACGAGGCCAATGCCGTTAAGAGTAGCCGGCCCCAGCGTGGCCGCCAGCGTGCCTTGCACCAGTTCGCGCCCGGTGCCGGTCAGAAGCAGGTCCGCCAGCGTGGCGTTGAGCGTGCCGGTGAAAGTCTGATTGCCGACCGTGCCCGTGCCCGCCAGCACCACCGCGTCGAGCGGGACTGGACTGACCCTAAGCGATGCCAGCGGGGCAGAGGCAATAGGCCCGTGACCGAGCAACGACCCGAACGTCAACTCCGGCGCGAACCGGCCTTGCACGAGCACGTCACTCGCGCCGGCAAGCACCAGCGCGCCCAGCGTCGTGCCGAGCGTGCCGCGTGCCGGGATGCTGCCCGTTGCCGTGAGCGTGACTGCGCCCAGCGTTGCGGCGAGCGTGCCGCGCGATGGCACCGAGCCCGTGGCGACGAAGCCAAGCCCGCCCAGCGTTGCTGCCAGCGTGCCCTGGCCTGGCACTTTGCCGGCGCCCGCCAGCAGCATAGCGCCCAGTGTGGTGCCGAACGTGCCCTTGACCGCGACCTTGCCGATGCCGGCCGAGATCAGCGGATCGAGCGTGGCGCTGAGCGTCGCCGTGCCGCCGCCGGCAAGACCCGTCAGCGCGGCGAGCGGCCCAAAGGCTAGAGGGCCGCGACCGAGCATCTGACGCTCACATCAAGGAGGCGGGGAAGTCGATCATCGCACCCTCGTCACTGTCCACCAGCACGGGTGACTTCCGGCGTTTGTGGTAAGTGTAAAGTAGTGCTGAAACGACAACGTCGTGGAGCCGTTAAAATCCAAGGTGTCGCTGCCGCTGTTCATCATCTCGTAGCCGTTCACCGGGCAGTTCTGGACGGAGAAAACTACCGGCGTGGCAGCATTCAAAGAATAGCCAACAAGCATCAAGCCGCTTGCGTTCCCTACCGTTGACAGGTTCCAGTTGATTTGCCATCGGCCCGCAGGAGGTGTCCACGTATTGCCGACAAGCGCCACCCCTGTGTCATTGCTTATTTGTGTAATTCCCAAGGTTGTCCAAGCGTTCATCGGCAAACTCGTGCCACCATTAAAGCTGCCCCGGATCACCTGACCGACCGACGCAAAAAACCGGCCGATGACATCGATAAAGACCGATTTCGAGTTTGCCGCGAAGCTCACCAGGGCATTGGCGTTGCTCGACGCACGCACTGTCGTGCGAGTGACTGTATTGGTCGCGCTGTAGCTGCCTTCGCCCGTCTCCCACGCGCCCGTGATGGGGTCGACGATGGTGTAGTAGAACTGGTCAGCGACCGCGCAGACCGTCGAGAACGTCCGCCAGCCGAGCGGCGAGGTGCCCGACACAGTCAGCGCCCCCGTGCCGGTCGTGACCGATGTGTCGAGGACACGGTCGGCGTAGACCCACGCCATCAGGCGTTCCCGTCGGTCAACGTGAACGCCGTGATGCTCACCGTCTGCCCAGCAACGATTGACGTGTTGTCGAGTTGCAGGTCGCCGGTTCCCTGGCCGACCGAGCCTTGGAACTCACAAACGGTTCCAGCCGTATTGTGAATGCGGAAGTGCGCGGCAGTGCCCGCCGCGTCGGCGCTGGTATCCTGCCAGGGCCCGCCAGCGATGGACTTCGTGCCGCCCGTCGCCGCCGCCAGCCAATCGGTCGGCAGGGTAAACGTCGCGAGCACGGTGCCCGCGTTCGCCGCCGCGCAGTTCGCGGGCTGCGCGCCCGTCCGAATGGTCAACAGTGGCGCGGTGCCTAACTGGGTCTCGACGGCATCAAGTCTCGCGTTGCGCGTAAGCACGCCTAATTGAACGGCCATGTGTCAGTCCTTTTATGTAGTCGGCGCGCTGACGGGCTGCGGATTGAACGAGCGCACGAAGGTCGCCGCCAGCGTGCCGACGATGCCCTTTTGAGGGTTCATGTCGGCCACGGTGTTCGACCACGCATCGACGACGACAAAGACATCGGTCGCGCTGTCCGGTGGCGTAAACCAGAAGCCGGCCGTGGCGTTTGCCTGGAGGAAACTGTCATAGGCGGTCAGTTCATCGACGCCGACGAACGGCACCTGCACCGACCAGCTTGGCCGCGCCGGGTTGAGCCCGCGCGTGCTGCGGTGGATGTAGCCATCGCCGTAACCGTTGGTGTCGACAGCAAGCGTGGTCGAACGCGACGCGCCGGGCATCACGCACCACGGCCAATAGGGATTGTTATGCGCCATGGCTTTTTCTCACCCGGTGGCGCGGCTGTAGAGCGACCCGCCCGGCCGCTTCTCGTTCTGGATCACGTCTTTGATGGCGGCTTTCATCTGCCGGCCGAACTGAAGCATCTTCGCCGGATCGGCGGCGCCCTGCGTGCTGTTCATGTCGACATTGACGGTGATGCTGTCGCCGCCGCCACCGTTCGCGCCGTTGGGCACGATGTTGCCGGCCGCTGTCGGCACGAACAGTTCCGGCCCGCGCTCGCCCACGACGTAGGACTGGCCCGCGCTCACCGGGCCGCCGCCGGCGCGCGGCGTAAGCCAACCCAGGCCATTGGCTCCGATACCGGCATTGAACCCGCCCGCCGGCACGGCCGCAGCAGTAACGTCACCACTAATCGCGCCAAAGATCGTCTTAAACACTTGGCTGACGGCGGCCCGCAACGCCATGTCGGCCAGCATGTTGGCGAAGTTGAGCGCGATCTGCTCGAAGGTCTTATCGCTCTGGCCTTCAAGGGCTTTCAGCCCTTCCGTCATTGCGCTGGTGAGGCCGCTGAACACCTGCTCGCCCTGCGAGTACAGATCATTCTGCCGGGCATAGGCAGCGGCCGCGTGCTCGAAGCCGGCGGCGAGCGAGCCCAGATTGTCGTCGTAGCGCCTGGCTTCCAGCGCGGCCTGATTGATCTGCTCGCTCTGCTGCTTCAGCGCGCGATTGTAGGTGTCGATCTGCACCCGCCCGGTGGCGTATTCGCGATTGAGGTCGCGCACGGCGTGCTGCATCGCTTCCGTGCCATCGCCCAGCTTCTCTTCCAGCGCGGCGGCCTTGACGTTGTCCTGTAACCGCTGCTGCACCAGCGACCGCTCGACTTCGGCGGCGGTGACGGCGTCGCGCAACCGCTGCTTCTGCGCGGCGCTTGCCTGATCATACTTTGCGCCGAGCTTGCCCGCGATGTCGTCGATCTGCTGCTGCACGGCGACGTTGCGCTGCAGGATTTCGATGGGCTCCTGCGCGCTCTTTTTAATCGTCGCAAAGGCCGACTCTGCCGACTTGGCCAGCGCGTTATAGCGTTTGATCTGTGCTTCAATCAGGTCGTCGTCCGCGCGCCCGCCGCCGCCACCGCCGCCGGTCGGCACTGTCGGCACCGTCGTCTTGGGGTCCTTGGCCGCGTCTTGAATGGTCTTCTCGGCCTTGGCGATGTTAGCCTCGGCATCTTTCACCGCCTGAGCGGTCTGGTCGCGCACCGCCCGCGCCGCATCGGCAGCCGCCTTGGCATCGGCCAGCGCCTGCGCCGTGTTGGCTCCCTGGCCGCGCGCAATGGCGTCGGCTTGCGCCTTGAACGGATCGCCGCCGCCGGCCGGCACGGCCTCCTGCGCGCGCTTGGCTGCCGCCTCGGCGCGCTGGAACGCTACCTCGGCATCGAGCGACGCCGTCTTCAGCGTGTTGAGTTGCTGAGCGGCGCGCTCAGCCGCCGAGACGCCGACCAGTCCACCGGCGCCGGTGAAGATCGCCATCAGTTCGCGGACTGACTGGATCGTGCCTTTGTAGACCTCGAAATAGGCGAGGCTCGCGCCCATGTCGTGGATCATCTTGGCGATGGTGCCAACGACAGTGTCGAGAGCGCCGCCCTGGAATTGGGCGCGCACCGTGCCGATGGTTCGCCCGAAATTCTCTAGCTCGCGGTTGACGTCGGCAAAGGCGGTGCGCAGCGTCCCGCTCATGAGCTCGCCCTGCGAGCGCATCGCGTCGGTCATCGCGTCCAATTCGGCGCGATGCGTTTTGAAATAGGCGGTGTTCTGATCGAACGTCTGGCCGGCGGCCTTGGCGTTCTTCTGCATCGCCTCGATCTGGTCGGCGGTGAAACCGAGCTTTTTGCCGAGCTGCTCCTGCTCGTCGGCCGCCTTGGCGGTTTCAGCGACCCAGGCCGCAATCTTGGTGACGGCAAAAGCGTCGACGGCGGTTTTAAGAAGGCCGATTGCGCCGCTCACCTTTGCGTTGGTGTCGGCGGCCGCCTTGCCGAAATTTTCAAGACTCTTTTGGCCGGCCTCCATCTTGGTCGAAAACTCGGCAAAGTCAGCGACGAATTTTACAAGGACGTCGCCAATGGCTGCCATGTCACTCTCCCCGCCATTGCGCGCGCAGCCGGTCGATCTCGGACACCTTGGGCTCGGCCGGTGCGGGAGTGCGGTCGCGGATCACATAGAAATCAGACGACGCGACCGGCGCGCTGTCGGCCGTGCGCTGCAAGTTCACCATCGTCGACAGCACCATGGCGCAGTGAATGTCAGCGAGCCTGTCGGGCAGCGGCTCGTGCAAAGCGTCGAACAGTTGCCAGTGGAACAGTTCGCGTTTGGTCATCACGGTTTCGATTTCGCCAACAGTCTTGTGCAGCGCCAGGGCGAGCCGGTGCAGGAATACCCGCTCCGGCTTCAGGAGGAAGGGCCGGCGGCCTCGCCCACGTCGTGGCCGTTGGTCGCGCGCACGAGGGCGTCGTCGTCGGCATCAACACCCATGCCATTCACGCGGGCCGCCTTGGCGCTAAACCGCACGAGGGCGCCGCGCAGACGAAATGGCAGCGCCTCGATCTCGTCGATGCTGGCGAACACCGGCTGATCGGTGTCGGCCCACCGCATCGAGAGTACGAGCAGCATGTATGAGCCCGCCTCGCCGCCAAGCTCGAAGGCTGCATTTACCGGCTTGCCTTCGCGGATGCTGAACTCCGCGAAGGTCACGGGCCTGCCGTCCCAGATGTCGCGCTCGCTCATGCGGCCACCTGCGCAAGCTCCGGCGGCGGCGGCGCCGTAAATTCTTCGAAGGCGGTGCCAGGAGCCGGTGGCGTCTTGTAGAAGTGGACGGTGCCGTCGATCTGCCCGCCCACGGTGTTGGTGATAGCGACGTTGACGCCGAGCGCCACATCGTAGGTGTTGACGATCGCCATGAAGGTGAAGCCGCAGCCATCGGGAAGCCGGATGTCGAGCGCGACCTTCGCCCCGCTGCGGTAGGCGTCGCGGGCGACCTGAAGCGCAAGGTCGGCACAGTCATAGAAACCGGGAGCCGTCCACGTGCCGATAGCGGGCAGACCTGCAACGATCTTGTGCGCGTCGTCGCACAGGGTCGTCACGTCGATGGTTGCCCCGGCCGGCTGGTTGGCGGTGAAGTTCGCGCGGCACAGTTCAAGAAATGTCGGCTTGTCGATGGTGCCGACAGTCGAATTGATCGTGGCGACTTCGTTCGTGGTGTCGCTGTCTTCCAACGTGATGACCTGGGCGGCGACCAGGCTCACCTTGAACGGCATGTTGTCTATCGAAGGCCACCCCGTCAGGCGCGGGATAACAACCGTTCCCACGATAGGCGCGGTGCCGGTGGCGAGCGTAATCACGCACGGCTTCGCCTTGGTCGCGCTGGCAACCTTGATCGTTTGCACAGTGCCGGTGGTGTCCTGGATGACGATTGTTGAACCTTGAGACGATAGACGCGACATGGCGGTCCTCCTCTATTTGGGCATTGCGCTGACCGCCGCGTCGATCAGCTTGCGAAAGGTGTCGCGGCACGAGTTGATGGCTTCGCTGGCGGTGGCGTTGAACGTCGGCGCCAGCCACGGCATGGGCTTGACGCCGCCGCGTGACGGCGCGGCTTCCCAGCGGGCGCGGGCGCGGGCCGACCGCGTGCCGGCGCGCAGGCTGCTCGCGCGCGATGCCTTGGGCGTGCGCACCGACTTTCGCGGCTTGGTTCCGCGTTCCATGAACAGCCACCAGAAGGCGGTCTGCCGGATGTCGACTTTTTTGCTTCGGCGATGGGCCGCGCGCTTGCGCACCATCGTCTTGAACGGCGTGTCCGCGCCGGCAATGCTCTGCGGATATTCGACGACGTATGCCTTGAGCTCGTCGTTTTTCGCATCGTGCTGGACCGCCACCGAGATGCCGGTCTTGATCGCGCCGGTAACGCGCTTGAAGCCGGTCGTGTAGGTCGCGTCCCGCATCGGCTTGGCGATGGCCCAGCCCGCCTCGCGCAACGCATCGCGCCCGATCTCGCGTTGCGCGTCGGTGCTGAGCTTCTTCATGTTGTCGAGGCACTGGCGCAGCCCGGTGACTTCGATGCCGGCCATTGCCTTAACCCGGCCCTGGCAGCGGCGCGGGTGGCGCCTCGGGAAAGCCCGGCCAGTTGCCGAAGCCCGAGCCGCGCGCATCGCGCCGCGTCTGGAACGTGTAGCGGGCGGTGAGCGCCACCTGCCACCACTCGCCCATCGCCGCCGGGTCGACATCGTGCGGGCCGTCAACCTGCGTAATCAGCAGCCCGTTCGAGCGGTAGCCGTGAAACGTGGCGCGCACATAGTCGACGGCCTGATCGAGCGCCGCCGGCCCCAGGCCGCTCTGGGTGAACAGGCCGATCAGGAACGTGCCGCTTTCCTCGACCCACGGCTGGCTGCCCAGCGTGACATCGGTGCGCGCCTCGGGTTGCAGCACGGCCGCGCCCCACGGGTCGGGCGCATCGTTCATGTCGGCCTGCTGGTTGACGGCTTCGATGTAGGTGATGGCGTCGGTGGGGATCGCCGCCTGCCAGCGCGCCAGGAAGATTTCGAGCGGCGTCATTGCGAGCCGCCGCGCAGCAGCAGCTTGAAGAACGTCGGCGCATCGTCGTTGGGCGAACCGCGCCATTCCTCGACGGCATAGGACGCCGTTGCGGTGCGCAGCCGGTCGTAGCGCGCCGGGATCGGCCGGGCCGGGAAAGTCGCCTTGAACTGCGCGGCGTCGACCACGGCGGCGACGTCCTGCTGCATGGCGCTGGCGAACAAGTCGTCGGAACGCACGCCACGAATGAAGGCGAGCAGCGCCGCCGATGCGCCAGCGCCGGGCACATAGGTCGCCGGCCGGGCGAACAGCGAGAAGGCGAAGCGCAGGGCCGGTGCGGTGGCGTCGACTAGGTTGGTCATGGCGGCACGACCGGCGTCGTCACCGGGATCAGCGGCGAGCCCATCTGCACGCGCACGTCGACGTAGCTGTCGAGCAGCGTGATCCACGGGCCGAGCATCGGGTCGCCGCCGCCGCGTGAGCGCGAAGCGGCTTCGACGAACGCGCCGGCCGTGTCGAGATCGACTTCGCCCACGTCAACGATGTTGATGCGCGAGATGGTGCCGCCGCCGAAGCCGCCGCCGGCCTGCTGGGCCGAGCGGCCCTGCCACATCGGCATGATGATGTTGAGCAGAGCTTCGTAAAGATCGCCGGGGATGGTCGCCCAGCCGGCGGTGTAGGTGATGCGGAAGGCGCCCTGGCGCAGCCAGCCGCTCACGTCATGCGCCCACGCCACGCCGTCGAGGCCGAACAGCTTGCCGCTCGCCGGCTCGAACATGACCTTGGTCGGATCGCGGTCGGTGGTCGCGCCGGGCCATCCGCTGGTGATGGCGTCGATGCTGACGACCGGGCAGTAGCGCAGAAACGGCGAGCCGATGGGCCAGTAGTCGAGGATCGGCGGTTCGATGCTGTTGGACCGCTCGGCAACCAGCGACCAGTCGTCGATGAACTGGGCCGGCGGCACCGGCAGGGCGCGGCAGCAATACTTCTCGAAGCGCGCCCACACGTTGTCGATGCGGCGTTGCAGCCACGCATCGTGCGTCGTGTCGTCGAGCGGGATGTTGAGATCGTCCTTGATCATGTCGAGCAGGCCGGGCGGCGCATCAGCAGCGGCCACGGCTTGCCCTTCGGACGCGACAAGGCGCGGCCCGTTCGGTTCGTCCATGTGGATGCTCCGTGGCTAGGCGGCGCGGCCGGTGAGATCGTCGAACAGCTTTTTGACCATCGGCTTCAGCGTGCCGATCTCGCGGCCGTTCTCGGTGATGGTGCCTTCGGCATCGACGGCGAAGGAAATCGTGCGGGCATATTTGCCGCCGATTTTTTCCCAAATGCCCTCTGCCTCAGTGCCGTTCGGGTCGACGCCCATCGACATCTTGACCGCCGAGTGTTCGCCGTAGCGGAACACGCGGTCGCCCGGCAGGTAGTTGGTTTCGGCCGACCAGTAGCCGCGCACGATGGGCACGGCGATCTCGCGCTCGGCCTCGATGACGCGACCGTCCGAAAGGTGCGCCATGCAGACAAACTTGTGATCGTCGACCCAGCGCATGTCGAAGCCCGAGAGGCCGACGACCAAGGGCAGCCACGAACCATCGTCGTCGAGCAGAGGCTGCGCCGTGGTATCGCGGCGCGCCATGAACAGCCCGCCCATGGCGCGCACCACAGTGCCGGCACCGTGGCGCCCCTCGGTCCACACCGGCGGCGGCACGAAGGGCGGCAGCGGCTTGGCCGCGATGGCGCGCTCGATGGCCGCCTCGAGGTCGGCGCGCAGCCGCGCGAAGTGCTCGGCCATGACATCGGCCACCAGGGCGTCGATCTCGTCGCGGCTCATGCGGCCCTCCGGGTCAGGCGTTGGCGCACCAGTGCGCGCACGCGCGCCGAATCGGGCGCGCTGTTGGTGGTGGGCGCGGGCACATCGGGCTCGGCTTGCGGCGCGTCGGGCGGCGGGGCCGGCGGCGGCTCGTTGGCGGCCGACAGCGGCACGTACTGCATCTGCACGCGCGGCTCCTCGCCGCCGGGCACGGGGCCGAGCCCTTCCTGGGCGCGCACTTCGTTGATCGACTGCCAGCCGGCATTGAGCGCGGTCTGGTAGGCGGCGAAGCGCACGTCGATCTCGGTGCGCAGCAGTTGCGTCAGGTCGAACTTGATTTCGTAGTTCGCGGGAAACTGGAAGGCGCGTTCGAAGCGTTCTTCCAGCGCCTCGATGTGGTTGGCGAGGCAGTTGCTGAGATAGGCGCGCGCCAGTTGCTCGCTGTTGCGATAGGTGATCTTGGCGGTGTCGCCCAGCATGAACGGCGGCACGCGGAACACGCGCGCCACGTCCTCGATGGAGAACCGCAGGTGTTCGATCAACTGCGCATCCTGCGCGGTAATCGTAATCGGTTTCCAGTCGAGGCCGTTGGGCAGGATGGCGACCTTGCCGTATTCACGCCCACGATAGGCGATGTCCCATTCTTCCTTTGCCTTGCGCTTCTGCTCGTCGCCCAGGTTGATGCTCGATTGCAGGATGCCGGACGGCCGCGACGAGTTGGCGAAGAACTGCTGGCTGTCGCGCAGGATCTGAATGCCGACCGCGCTCGACGCCGACGCGGCAAAGATCGGCGTCACGCCGACCAGCGGATAGCCCGGCACCAGCGGCACGCGGTGATGGATCATGTCGCGTTCGGGGACGACGGTGTTGGGCGCGAGGCCGGCCAGGAAGTCTTCGCCGCATTCGTAAAACACCGAGCCGTCGACCGACGAGATGAGCGGCTTCACCCGGTACGGATTGAGCACATGCAGTTCGACCGGCTCACCGCGCCCGTTGCGCTTGCCCATGTAGCAGTAGCCGTTGCCTTGCAGCAGATAGCTCTGCACGAAGGCGCACAGCAGGTCGTAGTGCGTCTGATACTGGTTAGGCTCGCGGAACAGCGTGGCGTAGTAGTCGGCGGGCTGCGCAATGCGGGCGTTGGTCTTCTGGTCGACTTTGAAAATCTGGATCGGCAGCTTGGCAACGTCGTTGCTGATTACGTTGACGCAGGCATAGACCGCGCTGAAGGCCGCCATTTCGAGCCCGTTGTGCGGGCCGTTGCGGTTCATCTGCCACGAGCCGAGCGGGCCGCGATCACCGTTGCCCCACCACGCCGGATTGGCCTGCGACGGCCACAGCCAGCTTCCGACCGCTTTCTGGAAGGCGTTGGGGAACACGCGCGCGGCGACGCGGGAGATCAGCGCGGGCGCGGCCATGGTCAGTGCGCCTCGGGCTGCACGAAGCGGAGCGCAATGTAGTCGGCCGCTTCCGCCCTGGTCATTTGCAGCACGGTGCCGGTCGGCTGATAGGCGCCGTCCCAGCGCATCGATGCGATCAGGATCACCTTCACCATCTCGTCGTCGGCCGGCGGCTTCGGCTTGCGTCTGTCGGCCATCGTTGCCTCCGTGGAAAAAGTCGCGCGCGCCGGTTGGCCTCTGGCAGAAGGACAACCGGACGCGCGCTAGGTACGCCCCCTCAGGAAACGGGGAGGTAAGGGCTGGGGGCGTGGTCGCTTCAGTCCATTTACGGATGGAAGCCGGTGATCTCCTGCACCGCAGCGGCGCGCCGCATCAGCCAGAAGATGTAACGCTCGGCCTTGATGCCCAGCAGGTTTTGCTGCCACAGCGAGACCAGCGGCGTCGGCGGCGTGGCCGGTGCGGTGTCGAGTTGCAGCGACGCTTCCTGCGAAGTGTCGACCGTCACCCCACCGTCGTCGGCCACCATGAGCTCGGACTGCTCGAGCAGGGTGATCGACGATGTTACCGGCGTGCCCGCGACGGTCGGAACGTTGCCCGAGACGAGAACCGGAATGCCCATCAGCATGGGAACCGCCGCCGGCGCCCCCGGCTGACCGGACAGGCTCATGCTCGGGAAGGCGAACACGTCCTGCGTCGTGCGCAACGCGGCGAGGAACGCCGCCGCCTGGGGATGCATGATCCAGATCGGGTTGCGCATCTGGATGTTGGCAGCGGCCATCGCCAGGATCGCCGCCGTCAGGTCGGTCGTCACCGCGGCGACGGTCGCCCCGCTCGACGGGATGTTGGGCGAGGTGTTGTTGATCGACCCCGGATGCACGCCGGCCACCGCAGCGACGGTGCCGTCGATGAACTGCTGGTCGATGAACTGCGCGATAGCCGCGATCAGGTCGTCGCGTACCAGCATCTCGGCGCTCGGCACCGAGAAGCGGGCTAGCTCCTGGGTGATGACGACAATGACCGCGATCTTCGACCACGGGACCGTCACCTGGTCGAACGTGAGCTTGCTGACCGGCTTGCTGAGCCCTTCACCGACCCAGCCTGCGGAAGCGCCCGCCGTCTGGCGCGGAATTTTCACGTTGAACGGCACGGTGCGATAGCCGTTGAGTCGCCCGAGGATGGTCGCCGGCCGCAACAGGTCGATGAACTCGTCCGACATGATGCGGTAGTTGACCAGCGGCGCCGCCCACGTCGGGTCCTGCGTGGTGCCCGCCGCAACGGCGGCGCGCTGCAGCCAGTGGTCGCTGGTGGTCGAGCCGACTGTAACCGCGTGGCGCAGCACGCTCCCCACTTCGGGCGTCTCGTTGTCCCAACGCTTGGCAAGCTCGACCGCCTGCAGGAGGTTGCCTTTCGCCAATGCCAGAGCGCCGACCATGCGGGTGAAAGCCTGACCGGGAAACGGCTTGAAGGCGCGGGCCTGCAAACCTTGCGGCTCGAGCGGCGACGGCGCCGGCAGGGCGCGTTTGCCGATCATCTGTTCGGCTGCGGCAAGGCGCGTCATCTGGCCGTCGATGTCGTCGACCTCGTTCTTGTCCTTGTCGAACGCCTTCTGCTCGTCCTCGGTGAAGTTGCGATCCTCACCGGCCGCCAACTCGCTGAGCGCCGTCATGGCGTCGAGGTGCTTGTTCCTCTTGGCCTGCAGGCTGTCGATTTGTTTTCTAAGAGACATTCTTCGCCCCCATTAAAAAACCCGGCCGAAGCCGGGTCAGGGTGATTTGATTGCGCCGCTGCTGGGCGGCGACGCGGGCAGATGCCCTCTCGTCGAAGACCAGCAGCCGGCGTTGCGTCGCATCGCTGAGCGCGAGCGAGCGGGCGAGGGCGAGCGCCTGCGCATTGGCAGGCACCGGCACCACGCTCAATTCGAGAAGCTCCTGGCCGACGAACTCGTAGCCGGTCGGCCAATCTTCGTGCTTGGGGTCGTCGGGCGACCAGATGTAATTCGGCGCCTTGGTCGGCAGGAAGCCGACCGACACCGCGTTGAGGAAGCCGCCCTTCAACGCGCTGTAGACATCGTCGGCGGCTTCGCTGTCGCCCTCGGGGCGAAACTCGGTCGTGGCGATCAGGCGCGAACCTTCGACGCCGATGTCGGTGACTTTGCCGATTGGCACGGCGGTCGAGTCGTGGCCGAACAGCAGCACCGGGTTATTTTTGAAGTGCGAGAGGTCCCAGCCGCTGGCGCGAATGATGTCGCCGTAGCGGTCGACGCTTTCGTCGCTGGCGACGAACGTTGCGCGGCGCGCGCCCTCGACTTCTGCCGTTTTCTCGACCTTGCCGTCGCGTGTCAGATGCTCGCCGACTTTCGGTGCTTTGCGCTGGTTCATGGGTCTCTCCTGGCGACGCGGTTCGGCGCAGGCTTGGCGCTCTTGACGCTGGTCGACGGCGTGCGATTACGCGCGGGCTTGGTGTGCTTTTCGATGGCCCTGGCGGGCATGTTCGAGGCGAGCCCGAGTCCCGCGCGTGGGCGGGTGAGGCCGGTCTTGGTCGGCATGGCTGCTCCTAGATGACGAAGATGCTTTGGTCGCCGCCCTGCAACGACGCGGTGTAGCGGCCGATGGCCATAATGAGCGCCGTCATGCCGTCGATGCGGCCGATGCTGTGCTGCTTGTGCGGCATCTCGTTGAGGTTCTTGTCGCGCTGCACTTTCAGGTTCGACGCCATCACCGTCAGCACCGGATTGTTGCCGTGGTCGAGCTTGCGGCCCGATACGAGCGCCTGCAGTTCCTTGGTCGGCGCGGTGTAGGAGCGCAGGCCCTGGATGAACTCGACCATGTTGATGCCGTCCGCCGTAAGCTCGGTCGAAAGCTGCGTCGCGTTCCACGGATCGAAGGCGATGTCCTGCAGGTCGAAGTGCTTGCTGTCGCTCAAAACAGCCGCCTTGATCTCGGCGTGATCTATGACGTTCCCCGGCGTGACCTCGATCCACCCCTCGTCGACCCACCGGCGATAGGGCATCCGGTCCCGGTCGGCCCGTTCCTCGAGCGTGTCTGACGGCATCCAGAAGCGCGACGCGACGCGCATGATGCCTGCTTCGTCCGGCTCGAACAGTTTGATGAACGCCGTGATGTCGATCTTACTCGACAGGTCGAGCCCGCCCCAGCACCGCGTGCGCTCCAGCTTGTCCGGGTCGAAGCGGCCCCGGCTGTTGCGCGCCCACGTCGCCATGTCGATGGCGGCCTCGGCCGACGCCGTGCGCACGTTGAGCCGCAGCCGCTTGAAGGCATTGAGCGCGCCCGGTGACTTGCCGGCCTTGCGCGCCTGCCGTTCGAGGTCGTCACGCTTGACGCTGATGCCGAGGTTGGGATTGGCCTTCGCCCAGGCGACGGGATCGTCCCAGCGGTCGCCCTTGTCGATGGTGGCGATGAAGGCGAACACGTCGTCGTCCTCGACCACGCCTTCCAGCACCTTGATGGCGTAGTCGTTTTCCGCGGCATAGACGCTCTCGGGACTGTCGTCGCCCGCCGTGGTGATGATCCACAGCAGCGGTTGCCGGCGGGCGCCGAGTGCCGTGTCCATCACGTCGAGCAGCGCGCGCGTGCGGTGGCGGTGAAGCTCGTCGACCAGCACGCAATGCGGGTTGAGGCCGTCGAGCGTGCGGTCGTCCGACGACAGCGGCTCGAACTTCGAGTTGGTGACATCGACCGAAAGGTTGAGCTTGAAGCGGCTGACCACGCGCAGCAGGTCGGGCGAGGTCGTCACCATGCGCTTGGCTTCGTCGAAGATGATGCGCGCCTGGTCGCGCTTCGTGGCGGCGGCGTAGATTTCCGCGCCGGGTTCGCCGTCGCACGTCAGCATGTCGAGGCCGACGCCCGCGAGCAGCGTCGACTTGCCGTTTTTTCTCGGCAGTTCGTCGTAGACGTAGCGAAAGCGGCGCGTGCCGTCGCGGCGCTTCCAGCCGAACACCGAGCCGACCACGAAGCATTGCCAGGGGCTCAAGTGCACCGGCTTGCGTGCCCACTCGCCCTTCGAGTGCCGCAGGAACCGCGCGTAGAAATTGATGCGGTGCTGGGCAACGTCGGGCCGCCATACCAGCCCGCGCTTGCGGCCTTGCTTCAGGTCGCGGAGGTGGCGCTGGCAGGCCAGCCGGACCAGCCGGCAGGCCACGATTTCCTTGGCGCATACCGCGCGCGCATAGGCGGTAGCGTCGTCAAGCGCAGGCGGCCCAGTAACCTTACGTTTCCGGGGCATTTATGGGACTCCGCAGGGTGCGACAGTCTGACCTATGGGCCATAAAGCTAAGGCCGACCATATTAGTAAGACCGGCGGCGAACACCGCCCAGAAGGAGGCGATCAGATGACCATCCACGATGCCGCATCCATCCTCACCACAAAAGCCAAGGCCGAAGCTGCCCGCGCCATGCTGGCCGCGCTGAAAGCAATCCAAGCTGATCCAGCTTGGCACACGATGCCATCGGATACATGGGCGGTCGCCTCGCGCGCCATCGCCTTGGCTGAAGCCGCCGGCATCAAGGCGGAGGGCTGAGCCATGCTGCACTCATTCAAGGTCGGTGACCGCGTCAGGCTTGCACGGCCGGTTGACCGCTACCCCGATTTCCTCGCGCCACAGGGCATGGTCGGCACCGTCCATGACGTTGCCGTTGACGGCTCCATCTCGGTGCAGATGGACGCGCCGCTAGAGGGTGCCGAAGACTGGGACAACTGCATCTGCTGGGATGACTGGCAGTTGGACGACCTCGCCCTCGACCTCGAAAAGGCGGAGGGCTGAGCCATGACCGACAAAGCCCGCGCTAGCGCAAACCGCCGCTGGGACAAGAAACAGGCCGACGCCAAGGATACCGCCGCCAGCGCCATGCTGGCCGCGCTGAAGGATACCGACGCGCATTTTCTGGCGTCTTTCGGGGCCGCGGCTTGGCAGCATAGCGAAGCCGCCAGGACGCTTCGCGCCGCCATCGCCCAGGCCGAGGCGGCAGGCATCAAGTGATGAGCCAGAAACTTCTACAGGCCGCCGGCACCGTGCTGTGGGGACCGCAGTATCGCTCGGAGATGGCGCGCCAGCTTGGCCGCAACCTGCGGACGGTGATGCGGTGGGACTCCGGCGAACGCCCGGTCCCCAAAGAGGCGTTGTATCGGCTGGCCGACCTGCTCGCCCACCAGCGGGCCGCCAGCGAGAAGTTACAGGCCAAACTTACCGCCGAAGCCGAACGCCGCGGTCAATAAATTGTCGGCAAAGGTCAATGGGCGTCAGCCCCGCTCCGGGTAAAACGGACGCGGGGCTGCTCCCGTGCCGGGGTCCAATTCAGGAGCCCCTATTTGGAGACGATCAAATGCTCGACAACATTCCTGTGTGGCTGGCGGCGCTGCCGCCGCCGCTCAACGCGCCCGTCCTCATCGGCCACTTCTTCGGCTGGCAAGGCAGCGTCATCGCGGCCGGGATCGGCGCGGTGGTCGCTGGCGCGCTGGTCTGGATGCGCTCGGCCAGAACCTAGGGAGACGATCAGATGAAACTGCTTTTGTTGTCCGCGCTCGCCAGCACGCTGGTCGCCAGCGCATCGACCGCGCAAACGCTGCCCGATGCCGCGCCCAGAACGGAGCTAGGCGATGTCGCGACCTCAATGACGCGCGCTCGCGAAGCCCTGCTCAAGTTGGTCAAAGCGGTCGGTGGCAAATGCGCCGAACCAAGCGTCATCTTCAGAGACCCGGCCGCTCCGATGGTCCTCGTCTGCGCCGATGGTTTTGCCTACTCGATGGACCACAACCCCAACAGTCCCACCGGCATCCGACGCATCGACCAGCTACCGTGACGCGGCGCTTGCTTAACGCAAAGCCCCGGCCTCACCGCCGGGGCTTTTCTTTGCCTACTCGTCGAGCTTGTCGGGCTTCTCGGCCAAGTAGGCTGCCAGCGGCGTGCCGGCGATCTGACCAGCGCGCCCGGCCGGCAGCGGTTCGCCGCGCCCAATGCTGGCGCGCGACGACGGACTGAAACCCATCTCGGCACCGGCCCGCAGCATGATAAGCGCCTGCCTGTTTACAATTGGCAGAAACGGATTTTGGATCGCGTTGCCTTCCTTCGTTTTGACCACCTGGCCGAGCTTGCGCACCTCCTGGGCGGCGCGGGCGTGCTCGATGCACGCCACCGTCCACACCACCAGCACCTCGCGGTCGGTCCCGGTCAGCAAGCCGGGCGAGGCGTTCTCGATGGCGTAGTGCCACTGCGCGCGCTGGTCGTCGTCAAACCATGCCGGCGGCGACCACAGGATGCCGACGCCCTCGGGTTCGTCATTCGATGGCGGCAGCTTCGACGGATTGCCGTGCAGCAGTTTCAGATGCGTCGGCGTCGGCTTCGTCCCTCGCGCTCCCATCGTCGCCTCCCAATCGTTCGGCCCTGACCTCGACGAACGAGCGGCCGTCGCCCTCGAGCGTCGCGCTCTCGCCCGTGAAGTTCTGCCAGCGCATCACCGCGACGTCGACGTAGGCCGGGTTTAGTTCAATCGCGAGTGCCGTGCGCCCGCAGGTTTGCGCCGCGATGATCGTCGTGCCGCTGCCCACGAACGGGTCGTAGACCGTCTCGCCAGCGCGGCTGTTGTTGATGATGGGCCGCAGCATCGCCTCGACCGGCTTTTGCGTCGAGTGGCCGGTCTCTGACTTGTGCGGTTTGCTGATGTGCCAGAGCGTCGTCTGCTTGCGGTCACCCGCCCAATGCCCGGTAGCGCCTTTGCGTACCGCATACCAGCAAGGCTCGTGCATGTGATGATAATGCCCACGCCCGACAACCAGCGCGTCCTTCGCCCACACGACCAGCGCGCGCATCTCGAAGTTACACGAAACAAGGCTGGCCGCGACTATCGGGCTTTGGACATCTGCGTGCCAGACGTAGGCAACGTCGCCGGGGAACAGCGCCCACGCCTCGCGCCAATCCGCGCGGTCGTCGTTGCTCACTTTGCCGATGGCGCGGCCACCGGGTGTGCCACGCCCCATCGAGGCATAACCAGCCCGCGCCGCATCGTTGCGCCAGTTCGCGTCATAGCTCACGCCATAGGGTGGGTCCGTGACCATCAGCAGCGGCTTGGCCCCGGCCAGGACGCGCTCGACGACCGGCGCCGAGGTGCAATCGCCGCACGCCAGCCGATGCTTGTCCAGCAGCCAGACGTCGCCCAGGCGCGACGCCGGAACAGCCGGCGGCTCGGGCACAGCGTCTGGATCAGTCAGCCCCGCCTTGATGGCGGCGCGCGCGAATAGCTCGCCAATCTCACCGTCCTCGAACCCGGTGAGGCCCAGGTCGAACCCGGCCTCCTTCAGGTCGCCCAATTCGAGCGTTAGCAGCGCGGCGTCCCAGCCGGCGTTGAGCGTGAGCTTGTTGTCGGCAATGACGTAAGCGCGCTTCTGATTGTCGCTCCAGCCCCGCGCCACCATCACCGGGATCGTCGCGAGCCCGAGCCGCTGCGCCGCCAGCACGCGCCCATGACCGGCGATGATTTCGTCACGCTCGTCGACCAGCACCGGCATCGTCCAGCCCCACTCGCGGATCGACGCCGCGATCTGGGCAACCTGCTCCTCCGAATGCGTGCGGGCGTTGCGCGCGTAGGGAACCAGCGCGGCGAGCGGCCGGCGCTCGACCTTGTCGGCCGGCCAGCCTTGCGGATCGGCTTCTTGGGCCGCGACAGTGGCCGGTTTTTTGCCCCGTGTGGGGCCTCGACGCACCGGCTGGGGCAATGGGGCCTCCTTGGGCCAAAATCGGCCCCCTAACGAATAGTCCCGGCCGCATGTCTCGGCG